GTTGGACATTGTCGCACCCTCGGTGTCTTGAAATGCCATTGTGCCCAGCATTCCGTTGAGAGGCACTTCGTTTGCACCTGTGCCGATGTCGGGGATTTGTAGGTTTGTTTTGGCCGTGCCTACTGTTGTCGCTCCGGTTCCACCTTCGCCAATCTGCTTGGTGCCATCCGTCACTCGAACGTATGCGCTCCCGTCATACACTGCCTGATCTCCAACCGAGTATACCCCGAATGCGGTGCCGATGACGTAGAAATCACCCTGAGTCGTGCTCACTAAATCAGGAGCACTGTTTGCGACACCGACGAAGTTCAGTCCGTTGGTCAGCGTGTCAGGAATCTGTGACGGATCCAGCTTGTTGTCGGCGGCCAGGGTAGCCACTTTGTATGTGCTGGGAGCTGCAACAAAATCGGACGCAGTTTCGGATTTGAGTTCTCCGAACGATATGCGCCTGGTTCCAGCCGATGAACTGTCCCCGATCAACTCGTCACCATCGACGAGCGTGTCAGTGTTTGGAAGGTCTTTGACTCGTATATTAGCCATGTCGTATGTGATTAATTAAATTTGTGCCGTCAGTGAGCGTGTCACCATTGCTGGAGACCACATAAATTGCGTCTGCTACGATTGTGTTTGATGCATCGATCAGCGTCCTCCCGGAATCAGTCACAATCGCATCTCCGGTCACTGCCGGGGGCGCAAAACCCCCGGTGATGACCGAAAACTGAGTGATAATTCTCTGGAGATGTCTGATCATTCTGCGTATGCGACCATTTGCCCTGATGTGAGCGTGATCGATGTAGCATCCACTCGTAGGTGCAAACCAGCTGGGATTGTTTTACCTGAGAACGTTCCTGTAAGCGCACACGTCATCGCGGACACAACACAGTCGGTGATCGCGACTATGTAATTAAAATTGCCAGTGTGCGGTGCATTATCATCGATGATGACACCTCTGCCCTGTATGTAGTCTCTCATATGTCCCAGGCTTTTTTGATTTGTTGTTTAGAAAATTTGCTGTTCCACCCGCGATCCTCCAGGCGTTTATATCCTCGTTTGATCTGATCGCGTTGATCCGGGAGAGATGCTCCCGTTTGCATCCGGAATCCTTCCGGTTCTGACACCCGACTCCAACGGACACCGTTTGATACAAAATCAGATGTTCCAATCGGTTTAATAAACTCTGACCGCTGCCCGGCTTCGTTAATGTATGTGTAGTTTGGCATTAAAAGTGGGGGAGGAAACCCTCCCCCGTGACTACAGTTACAGTTGAGCACCCTCTAACATGGAGAGCATTCCTTCCCTGTCCATTTCGGGCTCAGGTCCAGTCTCACCCTCAAGATCCACCCCGTTTGCGGTTGTCGCGTAAACGGTAACCGACCCATCGGCGATGTCTTCAACCGTGCCTTCAAGCGTGACGCTGATCGCGTCACCAGCGGACGGTGCCACTGACTCCTCGCCATCCATGATCGCGAGGGCTTCCATCGGGATTGTGACGCTAATAGGCATAATATTATGCTGAGTACCCAGTCTTAGAGTAAACTCGGGCGATGTGTTTAGGTTGAATGTTTTTTGCAGCGAAAAACGATTTGAAACCAACCAGGATGCGCTGGTTCAATGGGTCGTTTTTATCCGCACCGGAAACGATGTAGACAGACGGACTGTAGGGACTCTGGCTCGACAGGCTCGGAACACCGTATGCCTGAGCACCCACCACAACGGATCCATAGATGTCACCAGATGAGTTGTAGGTGTATTGGGATCCACCGGAACCCGCTCTGAATGGCTCAGTCGTTTCGACAAACCGGACACCGTGCATTCGTCCAATCTCACCACGCAGGCGAGCCTGGGGCTCGGCATAGTGGTGCGCTTCCTGCCACTCGGAATCGGCCAACAGATCCCGCGCCTGTTGAGGTCCGACGATGGCAACAAATCCTCCGTCCAGGGGGCTGGCGGCATTGATCTTGAGTGCGGTAGCGGCATCCAACCAGTCGCTGGCGTCTGCTGCCGTGATCGATGCTCCGTATGTTGTAGTGGCACCCGAATAGATGTTTGAGATCCCGGTAGTGTTGCTGAACAACTCAGTGCGAATAACGCTATCAAGCTTGAGAGCACTGTCTCGACCGATGCGAAGTGTCGCCTGTTCGATGTTGTTGAAAAGCGCAGTCGCATCTGCGATGTCAGAGATGCTCAACACCTGACCGTATTGAACCAGGTCAACATCCACAGTCTCCATCTGGAGAGCTTTGGTTGTCGGTGTCGTTCCCTCGGTCAACGTGTCTACGTTCGCTGCATCACCTTCTTCGTAGCGGAAGAAGCGCATGGTTTTTCCACCGCTCTTCTCCGGGAGTGGTGCCTTCATGGCGAACTGATCCAGGACGACCGTTTTTTCGATGGTCGCCAAAAGTTCACGTGAGAAATAGCGTTGCATTGCGACAGAAATGTCGTTTGATCCGCTTCCGCCGCTGGTTGTGATTGTACTATCTGCTGGCATTTTAAATCCTATCTATTTGCGCGAGTCATGCGAAGAATCGCCTCACGTTGTTCGTCTCGACTCATGTCGTCGAACCCCTTCGGGCCTGACCTTCGCGGAACATCGCTGGTTCCTAAATTGAGTTTGCGTTTATAGCTTTCGAGCTCGGCTCGAAGCCGTTTGTTTTCATCTTCAACGGACTCGGCTCGCTTCGAGTTGACGTAGTATTCGGCTACCTCGACCGCATCACGGAATCCGCTTGAATAAGTTGTTAAGGCTGGCTTGTTTTTCAGCAGGTACTCAGTCGCTTTGTAGAGTTCACTCTCCTGATCATTCAGCTCAGGTTTTGCCTTCACCAACTCACTCACAGAGTCTGCCCACTCCTTTTTAAACCGATTGATTTCTACAGCCTGACTGGCGTTTGCACGCTTTCGGCGAGCTTCCTCCGCCATACGAGCTGCCTCTTCGGCCAACTCAGGTTCACCTGAGTCGCGGAATCGTTCAGCGACCGCCTCATAAACATCGGGTGACGCTTCGTCACCTTTGTTTACGATTTCCTCGGCAATCCTCGAGCGATCCTCTTCGAGTTGTTTCCGGGAAGCCTCCAGGTCATCCTTCAGCTTCCTGATCTGCTCCTTTTCTTCCTGAAGCTTCTGCCATGTTTTGTTCTGGCGAGCTTCGGCTTTCCTGAGCTTCTCGTATCTCGACTCGGTTTTGTCAGACCTATCATCCTCTTCGGTTTTAATTTCCGGAGACGGTTCCCCTGCTTGAGACTCTTCGTTTACAGTGGGTGCCTCATCCACTGATGGTGACTCATTGATAGGTTCAGCAGTGGGCGCAGCTGCTTCGTTTTCGCCCGAAATGAGACGCATGATTTCGTCCCGCTCCATCGTTTCAGTCATATTCGTTTTCGCCATCGGCCTCTGCCAGCAGTCCATTCGCGACCAACGTGTCCAGGGCAGCTATGCCGTCCCTGAAACCAGCTGAGTATCCGATATTGTAGGAGGCATTATCTGCCCCTCGCTCGACCGTTGTCACAGTTTGACGAACGATCCACACAAAAATCTCCCTTTTAATTCGCTGCCCCAATGGGCTGGCTAGGAATTGCCGCAGCAGCTCCGCTTCCTGTCGGGTCCATCCCGGGGATTGCACCCCCGGCACCATTCGCATCAGTCGGTAAACCGACCTCACTAGTCTGATTAATTGCATCTGAAATCTCCTGAATTTCCATGGTCAGTTGTTGCGCGGCTTTTCCGTCCTGCTGACGAAACTGTTCCATGTGCATTCCGATGTGTTCCTGGATTCGCTGCAACTCCATCGGGTCTGTTGGCGCGTTTTGGGCGCGTTTGAGCGCGAGGTAGTCGAGCATCGTTCGAACGTGAGTCGCATGATCATCACTCGGTTTAACCTGAGCCGGGAATCCCAGGCGCATGACAGACAGTTCGACCGCCTGATCTTCCGCCTGGTTGGCGATCTCGATGCCAGGGTCCGTGAGCAAACGCTTCACCAATCCACTGTCATCCGCTTCGAGCACACTGCGACGTAGTTCCACTTGATTGATGTGCGGGTCGTTTACGAACATCTGAAACCGGGCGACCGCTTTCTGAAAATGGAACTGTTTGTTGACCCCGTCAGCGGATCCGCTCGGCGTGATGTCGTAGTTTTGGTGGAGTGCGGATTGCGGAATCTGTTCGAGCGTGTCCAGGTAGTAGTAGTTGAGACTGGATCGATCAAACTGAGTGAGCAGTGACCAACATTGACGGTAGAGATCGCCCAAAAATAAGCGGAACGTCCGCATGCGAAGATCTGCCGACTGGGTAAACAGGTTCCCAATCGCGCTGATCTCAGTTGCTGTTCGCCTCTGGTTCTGGTCGAGGGTTTGGGCGATCCCGAAATCTGGTGTTGAAACACGCTGCTGCGCCATCTCCCTGTGCAGAATCATGTGCTGATCAAAGCTGATCGGAGGGGATGGCATCGGAATCGGCTGGATGTCTTCCGGGAGTATCTGCCCCGGTTGAAACCGCAGGTTGGCTGTATTTGGCAGTGCTCTCGTAGACCGGAACAACGGTCTGTTGTAGAGAGACATTGTGTCGTTTTTCTCGTTGAGCAGCTTCGACAATGATGCCTCAAACACTGCGACCAGCTCGGTCACTCCTCGCGGGGAATACCAACCAGCATCCTTGTGCTCGTATTGACAGGACACAAACGGAGGCTTCCCGTGGTCGTATGGAACCTCCATAGGAGGTCGAACGTCGAACTCCAGATCGTGCGGGCAGTATGTATAAATAGTCCACGTTTTATCGTCGTTTTGAACGTATGTCTCCCACACCACAATCGTATCTTTATCGGTGTCGATCACCCCCTCACGCTGCTTCGCGATCTGATGCCTGTTGTGGTCGCCGCGATCATTTGCGCTCCCCCCTGTTACCCGGGAGATAAAATCTTCGTCCTGATTAAACCCTGCCTTCCGCCGATAGGAATCCGGGGAGTAGTGTTGGATGTGCGTGATGCGATCAGCGGTCTCTATGTCTTTGCAGTAAGAGGGAACAATGAGGTGCATTGGATCCACATTCTCAAAGTTGAGCTGACTGCGATCCAAATCGTATGTCACTTTCAGTATCCCTCGCCCGGTCAACAGCATCGTGTCAATCGTCGAGATGATTTCGGTCTGTAGGTTGGACCTGTGTTTGAGCTTGTAGTCCATCCACTGACTGGCAGCAGTGGTCAACGATGCCTGTTGCTGCTGGAGAGAGACAAACGATGCGACTGTGTCCAACGCAAACAGCTGCTGGACATAGTAGGGTTTAAGGTTGGTAATAATGGTATCGGAAAGCGGGAAATGGGCATCTGATGCGCCGGGCCAGGGTTTGGTTTTACGGCGCAAACCGTGGTGACGCATTTCGTAGAATTGACGCTGCCTGGTCTCCCACTGTGACCGATCCTGTAGATCCTGGGAGGATTTGGCATAGAGATCCGAGTAATCCATTTACCCCGCATTGGCCCAATCTGAGGGAGATCTCAAAACAAATTTTTCCCTTTAGCCGCAATCAAAACCCCTGCGAGAGTCCGGAGCTTCAACGTCGAGTTCCATCCCGGCAAAAATCTCCTCGATGGTTGGCTTAGAGAACTGAGTCATGTAGTCATGCTCATGACCGAGCGCGACAGACATACAAACAGCATCGGCCCGGTCGGGTGATGCCAGCCCTCGCGCCTTCATTTCGCCTTTTGTCTCCAACTCCAATTTGCCAGCTTTGTTCGCCCGACAACGTCTGCTGGTGAGTTGCGCCATCAAAACCTCGTCGTCGGTCGGGAGGATGATCTCGTTCTTCTCGATCAGGCGAGCAGTCTCATACCACATCTCCGCCGCCAGGTTTGTGAATTTTTCGGGATCCCGGGGGCGAGCTCCAAAATTAATACGGTTGATGGGCCAACCCGCATCTCGCAGTGCGTCTGCCATCGGGCGACCGAGTCCACCCTCGTCGCAATAGATGTCTTCAGGCTTTAACCCTGACTTCGTGAACTCTACCACAAATCTCCCCACAGATGCCATCGTGTCGCGGTCTGTCCAGGCGACGATCTTTTTGATTTTGTTTCCTTCCCTGATCGCAATCACGTTCTCGTCGTTGCCCCCGGCGAAGTCTACCCCGGCGACTATCCCTCCGTTCTCATATTTCGGTGGGTTTCGGAGGCATGACTGGTAGGAATCGTAGTTGACCAGAAGCGACTCATCGCTCGTCTGCATGAACTCCCCAAAGATCATGCTGCGAACAAGCGGATGATCCTCTCCCCATTTTTTGATTTGCTGATCGACCCACACCTTCGGTATATGGGGGCAGTCAAAAGATGTCACCGTGTGGAGTCGATACATGTCATGGTGCTTTGTGAAAATCCGAAAGAATTCTCCCGAGTTGCCGCCGGGTGACGACATAACGAGCATGCGATTCGGCTGGCACCTCTCAATCGCCTCAAATATGCCGTCTTTCACGGACTTCGCTTCGTCCACGATGATGAGAAGGTTCTCTGCATGCCAACCT